CTTAAGCAAGTCATTTGATTCTATGGATGAATACAGAAAGTACCAAAAAGAAACTTTACAGGCTAACTCAGATGCAACAGCAGACGCTGTTAAGATTGAGCAGCCAAGCGGGGAAATAGAATCCCCAAATATGGAGACTAAAATGTCAGAAGAAAGAAAGACTCCTGAAGTGGATTTTGACTTGGATAAATTTGCAAATGAGGCAGCTGAAAAAGCTGTTGCTCAGTATGCAATGAAGCAAGCCGAAACTAAAGCAGCACAAGAAGCAGAAGCTAAAGAACAGGCTGAAAAGCAAGTTCAAGTTGAAGCTGAACAGAAAGCTGCTCAAGAAGCTAAACAGGAAGAACAAAAACAAGTGGTAACTAGCGTTATCTCTGGAGCTGAAAGGCTCATGTCTGATGTCGAGAAGAGAGTAAATGAGAAACAAGAAGATTTAGAGTCTGTTGTTAAAGGTTTACAATCAGAATTAGCAGAAAAGTCCGAAGAAATCATGAATATTCGTGAATCAAAAAGACATTTTGCTGACAGACAAGGAAGAGGCGACTGGAAAAAAGTATTCGAAGCGGATATTCTTGATGCCAAATTTGCTGGTTTAGCTACTGGTAAAGGTTGGAACACAGACGCAGCTAAAAGTATTATGGAAAAAGCAAATGCACATTCAGGTGTAGGCGTTTCTTCAGATGACTTTGAGCAAATCGTTTCTACAAATGTTGAAAGAGACATTCAGAACGAGTTGGTGTTAGCACCGTTATTTAGAGAAATCCAAATGACTTCAGCTAATATGATAATACCAGTAATGCCAGATAGTGGCTATGCTGAGTTCACTGGAAACCAAGCGGCTACTGGAAGTTCACCTCACGGTAACTTATCACAAAGAGGCGACTCTTATAACCCTGGTTCAGCCGGTGGTGTTGATTTAAGTGAGAAAATATTATCAACCAAAAAACTTATTTCACAATCTTACTTAGGTAATGAAACTGAAGAAGATGCAATCATGCCAATCTTACCTCTCATTAGAGAATCAATGGTAAGATCACATGCTAGATCAATTGAAAATGCAATCCTATTAGGTAACCACGCTGATGGTGTTTACACTTCAGGAATTTTTGATGGTTTAATTAAAATGGCTGATGCTGATTCCGATACTGACACAGACGTCGGTGGCGGTTCAGGTGGTATCTTTGCTGCTAGTGATAAACTAACAGCTGCAGACTTATTAAGTCTAAGAAAAGGTATGGGTAAATATGGTATTAACCCAAGTGAAGTTGTCTATATTGTTTCACAAGATGGTTACTATAACCTACTTGAAGATGCAGAGTTCCAAGATGCTAACCTAGTTGGCGACATGGCAACTAAGCTATCTGGTGAAATTGGACAAGTATTTGGTTCAAGAGTGTTATTATGTGATGAGTTCGCTTCTAAAGCGGCTACAAAACATAATGCAATCGCAGTATACCCAAGAAACTATGTAATGCCTAGATTAAGAGGTGTTACAGTTGAGTCAGACTACGAAGTAGCTAACCAAAGAAGAGTACTTGTGGCTTCACAAAGACTTGGATTTGATGACTTAATTGCGGGTGCAGACTCTAAGAGAGCATTTAAACACGCAGCAGCTAGTTAATAGCTAATTATGGTTTTGGTGGGTTACCTTAAACCCACCACTTTTAATTATGGCAGATTTAGTAACAATACATGAATACAAGGACGCAGAAGGTCTTAGAGGCGAGAAAGATGATGACCGTCTTAATGTAATTATTCCTCAGGTTTCTGACTTAGTCAAGAAATACTGCGGCGTATCATTCATTGATTACTTCTCTAGCGATAAAACAGAAACTTTTACAATTAACGATAACTTCACTACCACCATAATTATGAGTGAAAGTCCGCTAGTTACGGTTACTTCAGTAAAAGAGAGAGCGAATTATTCAGACGCATATACAACGCTAACGACTAATTCATATGAATACTATGTAGATACAGATTCAGATTCTATAACTAGAACTGATACACATGGAAACCCTGTAAATTGGCAGAAAGGTTTAGGGGCAGTACAAGTTAGCTACAAAGCAGGATTTGCGGCAACTCCAAGTGATTTAAAACTCGCAATATTTGATTTAGTTAACTACTATATGAAAGACGAGCACAAAGAACGAAGAACACTAGGAGGCGCTACGCAACAGAATCAAGGTACTTCTGGAATCAGAGATAATTCAGATTTTCCAGACCATATAAAAAGAGTACTTGATTTATATAGAGTTATTATTTAATGGCAGTCGGTGATTTACGAAGAGCACTGGGAAAAGCAATAAATAAGAACGCAAAAGCTTTAAGAGAGCTTCAGTACGAAAACTCTATAGTACATATGTTTTTCTATCATAGCTTAATAGCAGAACATGTATCAGATGTAATGTACGGAGCTATGGCACAGCAACTTGGCAGAGATTTGACTAGAAAAGAAGAGAAAGTTTTAAGAGGCAAAGCAAGTAAACGTACTAAAAGCATTGTAACTGTAAATAATGTAGCGTACAAGCATCAGAAGGCAGGGTACAAAGCATATAAAAACGGACAACTTTTTGAAAAAGAGTCTGGATATCAAATGCGTACACGGGCAGGTACTAGAACTAATAGCGCTAATAAAGCTAAAAAACATAATTTAATGGTTTATGTTAGAAATAGGAATACTAAATATATGGTTGTTCCAATGAACATTGCATTAAACGCTCAGTTTGTAGTTGCAACTTATGTAGGTAGTATGGGTAAAGATACAGCAGGTGCTAATAGAGAAGTTATGAGAACTCTCATACAACAAATACTTGATAATGTAACTAATGATATAATAAAAGAGTATCCTGTTATGGCAGGCGGCAAATCAGGACGCGGCGGTTTAAAAAATAAAACTAAAGCAGGTAGTAGATATGGACATGATGCAAAAGGAACATTTGCTAGATTACATGGTCCAGTTTCAGGTGCAGCTACTGGGGATGCGGGACCTAATTTAGATGTAAATGAGAGATTAGGAGATACTTCAGTTCCTGTAGTAGGAATAACAGATATATTAAGAGCGCATAATAGTAAGGCTGCCATGAACATGGATAATTTACAGCAATCCGCAGCTCAACATATAGCAAAACAGTTAGATTTATCATTTACTTTAGGAGGTACTACTATTAGTGATATAGTAAAATTTGATAAAGTTATAGAAATAGGAATGGCTTTAGGTTCTGGAGTACCGGGGCATGTTACAGGTAGTCAACAGTCTATGATGACAGCTTCGGATACAGATGCAGTAAATAAAATACTGGATAAAATTTTAGATGATGTTGTAAATGATTCAAAATTTACTGATGATTTTAAATCATCAAAAGGAATAAAACAAAGATATGGAGAGATTGGTAGTTCTATTTATTTAAAAGAAATATTTAATAAAAAATGGTGGAACAAACCAAATATGCGTTTAAGAGTTAATAAGCAATTAGTAAAGCTAGGTAAGAACGAGAAAGAAATGTCAGAAGCTTTGCAGGCCGCAGTAATTGCAGGAGCTACAAGATTAGGAAGTGTTAAAAATCCTAAGAAAAAAGGCGGTAGTAAAAGAAATAAACCTTCAAATGACAAAAGAGTGGGAGCAGCAGTTAATAAGCAAAGACAAAGCCCAATAGCTTTAAAAAATTTGATAAATTCAGTATTACCACAAATGGTAGCAATAAAGATGCAACCACCTGCTCTTAGATATAGAACAGGTAGATTTGCAAACTCAGCCCGAGTTACACAAGTAATGCAAGGGCCAAGAGGAGGGTTACAGGCAGATTATACATACATGAGAGACCCTTATGGAACATTTGAACCAGGCGGAAAAATGGGTAGCGTACAAAGAGACCCAAGAAAAATAATCGGGCAAACAATTAGAGAAATTGTTGCTCAAGGAATGCAAAACAAATTTATAAAGACTAGGAGAGTATAATGGACGCGACAATAGCAAGAAGAAATACTACACGTCGTAGAGCTATAGTAGAAGCAATATGCCTAGCATTAGAAGGAATTAACGGACAAGCTCCTCATAGAACTTCAGTTTCAAAAGTCGAACGAAGACTAAAATTTTGGGACGAAGTTAATGAGTTTCCTACAATACATGTAGGAGCAGGGGGCGAAACAAGAGAATACGATGGCGGTGGCTTTCGTTTTAGATTTTTAACAATAACAGTTCGATGTTATGTATCAGACGACGCAGACGTTGTTGGAGCTCTCGAAGAATTGTTAGAAGATGTTGAAACCGTGTTGGAGGATAATGATCCCTTAACTTACACGGACTCAACAGGAACATCTCATACTACAGTACAAACTACAATTGCTACTGTGGATACAGATGAAGGCGTATTAGAACCTCTGGGTGTAGGAGAAATCACCTGCGAGATTCGATATTAATGGAGATATAAAAAATGTCATTTTTCTTTAGTAGAGATACAAAAGTTTTCATGAAATGGAGTGCTGACGGGACAACCGCCAACACAGCAGTTTATGAGATTCCTGTTTTGGATGGATTTTCATTCAGTCAGGGAACAAATACGACAGAAGTAACTTTGAATGAAGCAGCAGGCGCATCTGGGTACAGTAAGAGAGGTAGAGCAATGTTTACCGATTCTTTTGCACCAGCAGAATGGAGCTTTAGTACTTATATGAGACCTACAACTTCAGCAGCTGGTTCAGTTGCAGCAGATGCAGGACTACATGGCGGAGCTAATAAAAAGTTTGCAGTAGAAGGCCCACTATGGGCTGCTATGGGCGCTGAAACTTATATGGGTGCAGTTGGTGAATCAGGAACATTTAATCCTGCAACTCACGAACCTAACGCATTTGATTTCGCAAGTTCAAACAAAGTAACAATCGGAGTATTTGACCTATTCTTTGTTCTTGGTGCTTCCAAGGATACTGAGGGTACAACATTTACAACAGGTACAGATGGAGTAACCGTCTATAAGCTAGCAGACTGTTCAGTCGGTTCTGCTACAATCGATTTCGATATTGATGGTATTGCACAGGTAGCCTGGTCTGGAAATGGAAAAACAATTGAAGAAGCAGCTTCTTTAGTAACAACTGGTGGTGGTGAAACTACTCTCGGTTTAATTAATGAAGGGATTTCCTCATCAAGCAACTATATTAGACAAAAGTTAACAGATTTAACAATTGTGTATGACGCTTCAGAGACTACCGGAACTAAAGGTACTTTAGGAAGTTCAGACACTACATTTGCTGTAACTTTGACTGGTGGTAGCATAAGTATTGAGAATAATCTTAATTACTTAACGCCAGAAACACTTGGTAGTGTTAACACGCCTTTAGGGCATGTAACAGGCACTAGGTCAATTTCTGGAAACTTCACTTGTTACTTGAACGATGTAGCAAATGGGTCATTAGACTTATTTGAGAAACTTCAAGAATCAAGAGGAGTTATTACTAACGCGTTCGCCTTAACCTTTGGAATAGGCGGAGGTAGTAGTACCCCAAGATGTTCAGTAGCTTTACCAAAAGCACATTTAGAACTACCTTCACATAGTATTGAAGATGTAGTATCAGTAGATGTAGCTTTCCACGGATTAGCAACTGATATGTCATCTGCTACAGCAGCTGATGCAACAAATGAAGTGAGTGTGACTTACACCTCATAATATAAACTAGGGTGAGTGAGGGCTCCAATCCTCACTCATTCATTTTTTGGAGAATAAAATTGGAAAATAAAGAAGTAGTACAAGAATTAAAAAAACAACCAATATCGCTTAAGAGCTTACTTGCTCCTAGCAAAACCGTAGAATTTGATTATCCTGGGATGGAAGATTTCAAAGTTAAACTAACTTATCTTGCAAGAGAAGAGTTACTAAAATTACGTAATAAATGCGTAACTAATAAGTTTAATAAGAAAACTAGAGCATACGAAGAAGAATTCGATGCAGATAAATTCCTACCTCAGTATATATCCGCAGTTATAAAAAACTGGACTGGACTGAAGTATAAATACTTAGAAGAGCTTCTATTAGTTGATACAT